GCCTTCGCCCTCGCCGTTGCCACCCGCGATGGCGTAGATCGGCGAGCCGTTGCGGCGCCTGCCGAGGATCGTGCCTGCGGGGTGCGTGGCGAGCGGGTGCTGGAAAGGGAGCGTGTGCATGTGCCCTCCTGGGGCGCATCGGGCCCGCGCCTGGCGGGCGTTCTACCGGGCGGAGCCGATCTGCTCCCGCGCTGGTTTCCTGCGGATGTGCTCGTGTGCGGCGACGTGCTCGCGCGCGATGGCCTGCCACTTGCGGACGTAGGCGTTCGCGCGGGCGCGGGTCTGGGGGTCGGTGGCGACTGCGGCGCGGCGCTTCCACGCGCGGATGTGCCGCTCGATGGCGCGCTGGCGCTGTGTGTCGGCGTAGGTGGTGCCGGGCGTCGCGTGGTGCGGCGGCCGGGTCGTCACCCCAGGCAGATACGCGCCTAGGGAATGACGGCAGTTCGGATGAAACAGGCCCGCGCCCCGCGCCTCCGCCAGCGACCCGGCGACGTGCACAGCCACCGTCTCCGGCGGCCTGAGCTCATGCTCCAGCCGCACAGTGTGCGGGCCCGTCGTCGGCCCGAGGGTAAGGACCTCGCCCTCCCACGGCCGGCACAGCGGGCACTCCAGCGGCGCATCGGACACGATGACGTAGCCGACGCGGATCTCGGCGAGCGCGTCGATGTGGCCCTCAATCGCCGCGCGGGCGGTGACGGACCGGACGGCCATCTCGGCGTAGGAGGCGAGCTCCCACGACCGGCCCGAGCTGTCGATGAAGCCGGTGACCCCGCGCTGTGCGAACTGGTCCAACGCCCGCTGGCTGGCCTGCCGTCGGGTGAGGCCGCCGAGCAGCACCGACGAAGAGGCGCGGGTGACGATCGACCGGTACACGTCCAGGACCGCGCGCGTGATCCGCACGTACAGCGGGCGGGTGTCCTGGGCGTACGACGCGGCGAGACGGTCCACAGCAGGCGCCCCAGGGAGCACGCGGCGGGCCTGGAGCTCCCGGCCGATGTCCAGCGCCCCGAGCTCTGCTACAGCGGCCTGGCGGCCCCGTCCGTATGCCTCTGCGAGGGCGCGGCCGACGGCCCCGTCCGCGTCCTGCTGGAGCGCGCCGGTGACCTCCTCGACCGCGGCCCTCAGGTCGCCGATGGAGCGGAGTTTGATCTCGGCCCACAGAGGGCTGTCGATGCCCTGGAGCAGCGCCGTGCGGAGCTTCTCCAGGATCGCCAGCTCCGCGTCCTCATACAGCCGGGCGACTGCGGCGGCCAAGTCCTCGGCCATGGCGGGGGAGACGGGCATCAGACCGCCTCCTCACCGCCATGGCCGAACCCGGGCACACCCGGGCCCTCGGCGCCAGTCATCGCCGGATCGGCGACGAGCGCCCCGGTCTCCTTCAAGATCCGTTCGGTCTCTTCCTTCACCGCGGTGTCGTCCCAGTCCGGGTTGAGGATCCGCACGCGGGTCTCCGCGCTCGCAGCCTGCGCCCGCGCGAGGAGCTCCAGGGTCTCGGCCGTGGTCTTGGGGTCCTCGGACACAGAGTCCCCGAACTCGATCCGCGGCCGCTCTGCCGTCACCGACGAGAACCCGAGGTGCCGGTCGAGCTGGAGCAGCGTCTCGGCGAACTCGGCCAGGCACGGCAGGTAGTAGCCGCTCTTCTGGTCCCGCAGGATCATCGACTTCCGCTCGCGCGCCACCACCTCAGTCGCCGTGACCGCGGTGGAGTCACCCAGGCCGAACGACTGGGCCGAGTAGCCGGCCGACTGCACGGCCTGCCGGGTCAGGGCGTTCCACGTCGCCTCATGCTCCGCAACGCGGATGGCGAACTGGTTGAGAGTGAGGCCCTCGCCGGACGTCGGGGAGGCGTTGATCCCGGTCCAGACCTCGCGGTCGTCGTCGAACGACACGCCGCGCCCGACGCCCTGGCTCTGGAGCATGCCGTCCGGGGCGATGATCCTGCTCTTCGCGAGGCGGATGTCCCGCATCCATGACGTGTAGGTCTCGTCCAGGGACATGAAGTGGTCGCGGATGCCGTCGGACTGCCAGTCGGAACGGCCGAGCATCGACCCGCGGAACTTTCGGTTGGGCCGAATGTTCGGGATGTACACGCAGGTCAGGCCCTTGACGCCGGTGGTGATCGTGTCGCCGGGCCCGTCCGGGTCGAGGGAGCCGGCGATGTCCTCCGTGGCGGTGTCCTCCGTCAGCGGGACCTTGCGGCCGAGGTTGTCCAGGGTGCCCTCGTACAGGCCGTGGAGAACCCGGCCAGGCTCGTGGCGCTCCAGGTGCCGCAGGACGGTGCTGCCGTTGCGTCGGACCTCGCGCCACAGGGTGATCGCGGTCATGATGCCGAACTGCCACTCGGGGACGATGCCGTCCGCGTGCACGGCGGTCGGGAGCGGCCGCGCTGCCAGGTCCTTGTTCCAGGTGGCACGCAGGCACACCCCGCCGAGGGCGGCGGACACCTCCGCGGACTCGCGGAAGATGTTGTTCAGCCCGTTCTCGTCGGAGATCGTCGCGAACCGGTCCTGCGTTTCCTTCTGGGTGAAGGTGAACGACGGCGGCTCGGAGAACAACAACGACGCAGACGTGGCCGCGATGTCCTCGGCAAGCGGCACATGCAGCCGACCATCCCGCATGCCGATGGGGCGGGGCCGCTCCCAGAACCGCCAGCCGCGGCCGCGTTCGTCGCGGGGGTCGCCGGTGGCGTTGTCGTAGCCCTCGCGGGCGTAGACCTTGCGGAGCTTGGTCTTATCGCCGGAGTACCAGGCGTCATCGATGGCCATGTCGGCGAGCTGCGGTGCGAGGTGCGGCGGCGGCCAGGGCACGTTGTTCTCAGGCAGCGGCACTGGTCGCCTCCTTGTAGTCGATGAGGCCGCGCCACTCGTGCGCGGTGGAGTGCAGGGCGTACCGCAGGGCGTCCGCCGAGTGGTCGTCGGTCTTCAGGGGCTTGTCCTCGCCGCGTTCGGCGGCCTTCTCGTCCCAGGCGTAGCCGGGGAGTTCACCGAGGAGGCCGGTGCAGGAGCGGTGGATGCGGAGCAGCCCGGAGCCGAGGGCTACGCCCACGCTGCGGATGCCGTCGAGGACGTCGTTGACCGCGGGGGCGACGTTGGGGACCTTCTCGGACCACAGCTGGTTCATGAAGGACGCGGCGCTGGGGTCGACGAAGATCCAGTTGGGGGTGACGCCCCGCGCCCGGTCCTGCTCGCCGGGCCGGCGCACAGACGCGAGCCACTGGCGAACGTCCGCCGAGTATTGGGCGTCAGTCTGCTGCCGGTAGGCGAGCTTGCTGTCGTAGCGGTACTCGGACACGGCGTACAGGTGGTTGTCCTCGCCGTGGCCGATGAGGACGGCGGAGAACGGGTTGACGGTGCCGTAGTCGACGCCGACGGCTGTCCACCGGCGCATGTACGGCATGAGGTCGACGACGTTGCGGTCCTCGTCGAACATGTCGTACACGGCGCCCGAGGCGAGGCACCATTCCCCGAGGATGAAGCGCCGGTACCACAGGCCGGTGTACTGGGCCTTGAGGCGGGCGACCATCTTCGGGTCGAGGCTGGGGTTGTCGTCGAGGGTGAAGTGCCAGTTGACCAGGCCGACCTCGGCGCCTCGGAGGATGAACTCCTTACGCAGCCAGTGGAACGGGCCGTCGGGGTTCGTCGTGGCCAGGAGCCGGGACCGGTCGCCCACGCGGAGTCGGGAGAGCAGCATCATCCAAAACGCCTCGGGGAGCAGCGTCGCCTCATCGACGTAGGCGAGCGCAATCGTCGAGCCTCGGATGCGGCCTTCCGCGCGGGCGTCGGACGCTCCCACGAGGTGAACGGTGCGGCCGAGGATGACGGCGGTGGTCGAGCCGGTGGTGTGGTGGACGTGCTTGGCCAGCGGCCCGAACAGGAGCGTCGACTGGAGCGGATCGATCAGGTTCCGCTCGATGGTCTGGAGGGTGCGACCCACGATGACGATGAGGCCGATGTCCGGAGCGACCGTGATCCGGATCAGGAACGCCAGGAGGGACGCGATCGTCTTACCGGAGGACACAGCGCCGGACCATAGGGCGATCGGTGCGTCCTGCGACTCGACGATGCTCGCTACCTGCCGGTCAGACAGGGGCAGGGGGACGTCACGGAGCATCACCGGCCCCCTCGTCCTCGGCTTCCGCTGCGTGGCGGGCCTGCGCCTGCTGGTATGCGTGCTTGAGGCCCACGGCCAGGTCGCCGAGCATCGACACTGCGCCTTCGACGCCTCCGCCGTCCTGCGGCGGGACGAGCTTCACCGACTTCTCAACGGCGATGCCGGCGGCGGCCATGAGTGCTTTCTTCGCTTCGGCGGGCGGCTCCGTGACCTGGTGTTCGGAGTAGACGTTGTCCCGGCCGCCGAAGTTGTAGACGGTGGTGGGCTCCCACAACTGCTCGGTGAGGCGTTCGGCGTCGGCCTGGAGGGCCTCGGCGAGGATGATGCGGCGCTCATCCAGGTCGGCTTTCCGTGCGCGGGTGGCTTCCTCGGTCATGGTCCGGTCGAACGACAGGCCCATGCGCTCGGCCTGGACGCTGATGGTCCGCTGCGAGCGGCCGATCAGGCGGCCGATCGCGTTGCGTCCGTGGCCCTCGGCGTGGAGGCGGCGGATTTCGGCGCGCTCCTCGTCGGTGACGGGCGGGTTGTGGTGGTCGGCGCCGTACTGGTTCGTCACCGGGCACCTCCTACGCGGGTTCGGGGCCGAGGTTCCGCAGGCGCATGACCCACGGGTAGCCGGAGTACGCGTAGACCTTGCCGCTGCTGGTGCCCTGGTGGACGAGGGCGATCGTGGCTAGGCCGCCGGAGAGGTGGCCGGCCGACACGGTGAACTGCGAGGCGCTGGACACCTTGCTGAAGGCAGTCGAGGGGTAC